ATGACGACCGAACAAATCACCGCCCGCATTGCTGAACTGCAAGGCATTGCCAAACAGCACGAAACCGTGTTGCTGCAAATCAGCGGCGCGATCCAGGAATACCAAAACGTGTTGGCCCAGGCCAGCGTCGACAAAGGGGAACAAGATGCCGCTAATCCGGTCGATGGCGCAGAAGGCGTTTAAGCAAAACATCAAAACGGAAGTGAAGGCCGGTAAGCCCGTCAAACAGGCCGTGGCCATTGCTTATTCTGAAGCCCGCGAAGCCAAAAAGGCAGCGGAAAAGAAACCCAAGAAAAAATGACCGAAGCAACGACACCCAAGAAACGAAAGCCCAAGGCAGCCGCCAAGGGTGTTGTTGCGCCCGTCAAACGTCCAGTTGGTCGCCCCACGGTGTACCAGGACGACTTTGTGGATATGCTGATCGAATTTTTCAGCCAGGCGCCCACCAGGGAAGTGACCAACCGCGACGCCAAGGGCAACGAATCCACGCAAACGCTACCTGGGGTTTTCCCTACGCTGGCGCGATTTGCCACGAATATCGGGGTGACGAAACAGACCTTGCACGATTGGGCAACGGCCAAGAATCCCGAAACTGGCGAACTAAAGCACCCCGAATTTTCTGACGCCTATAAAAGAGCCAAGGATTTACAGGAAGCAAACCTGGTGGAAGGCACGATAGCGGGCGCTTACAACAGCACGTTCGCCATCTTCACAGCCAAAAATGTCCTGGGCTGGCGCGACAAGATCGAACAGGAAATCACCGGCAAGGACGGCGCCGCCTTTGCTGGCATCCAGGTAACCTTTGTGACGCCCGATGGAACAAACCCCGACAATTGAAAACGCCATTGCAAAGGCCGAATTTCCGGTCAAGTTGCAAGGACTGTTCAAAAAGGCGCGATATAAAGTTTGCCTGGGCGGCCGCGGCGGTGCAAAATCCTGGGGAATCGCCCGCGCCTTGTTGATCCTGGGGGCCAAAAGCCCAATGCGGATTTTGTGTGCGCGGGAATTCCAGGCCAGCATCAAGGATTCCGTCCACAAACTGTTATGCGACCAAATCGAGGCCCTGGGCTTGCTGCCCTTTTACGAGATTACGCAAACGTCGATCCGTGGCTTCAACGGTACGGAATTCGCATTCATCGGCCTGAAGAACAACCCGACCAACATCAAGTCGTTCGAAGGTGTGGATATTTGTTGGGTGGAAGAAGCCCAAACCGTCAGCCGGTTGTCCTGGAACGTGTTGATCCCGACGATCCGCAAACAGGGCAGCGAGATATGGATTTCGTTCAACCCTGACCTGGAAACCGACGAAACTTACCAGCGGTTCGTTGCCAAGCCACCGCGGGATTGCATCATCATGCGGATCAACTGGTCGGATAACCCCTGGTTCCCTGAAACCTTGCGCCTGGAAAAAGACGCATTGAAGGAACGCGACCCGAACGCCTACAACCAGGTTTGGGAAGGTATGTGCCGCCGGTCAGTCGATGGCGCGGTGTTCGGCAACGAAATGCAAGTGGCCGAAAACAATGGCCGCCTGACGTCCGTGCCCTACGATCCAACCAAGCCCGTTCACGCCGTTTGCGACCTGGGTTGGTCGGACGCCACCGCCTGGTGGTTTGTTCAGTTTGTGGGCATGGAAACCAGGTTGATCCGTTACTTTGAAGGCAGCCAGCGCACGATGACTTCGTACCTGGCGCAACTTCAGACGTTTGGCTACGTGTACGACACCATTTGGCTGCCGCACGATGCCGAAAACAAAACGCTGGCCGCAGCCGGTCGCACGATTGAAGACATTGTGCGAAGCGCGGGATACAAAACCAGCATCATGCCGCGGGTTCCGGTGGTCGATTCGATCAACGCGGCCCGCACCATCTTTCCAAATCTTTGGTTCGACCGCGAGAATTGCGCCGATGGCCTGAACTGCCTTCGCCATTACCGCTACGAAGTCGATCCATCGACGGGCCAATTCAGCAAGTCACCGGTACATGACCAGTATTCGCACGGCGCCGACGCATTCCGATACATCGCATTGATGATTAAAGAGCCGACGCAACGCAGAAAACAAAGGGTTGTTGCCGAAGGCGCCGGTTGGATGGGATAATTTTAGAAAATAAGGGGCGAATATGTCAGATTACCAAGACCAATCCGAAGACCCACGCATCCAGGACGCGATTAAATTCTTGCGCCTGGTGGGTGAAGCCGATTCAATGAACCGTTCATCGGCCCTTCAGGATTTGAAATTCGCCGCGGGCGATCAATGGCCGGTTGAAATTCAAAACAGCCGCAACATCGAAGCCCGCCCGTGCCTGACGATCAACAAGATCGACGCATATTGCCGCCAGGTTGAAAACCAGCAGCGCCAGCAGCGCCCGCGCATCAAGGTTCACCCCGTCAACAACGAAGGCGATTTGAAGGTCGCCCAGGTGATCGAAGGCATCACCCGACACATTGAGGTCAACAGCAACGCCGACACCGCTTACGACACCGCGTTTTCGTATGCCGTGCGGATGGGTTGGGGTTACTGGCGCGTGGTGACCGATTACGTGCGCGAAGATTCGTTCGAACAGGAAATTTACATCGAGCCAATCGACGATCCGTTTTCCGTTTACTTCGACCCCAACAGCGTGGCGCCCGATGGTTCCGACGCTGAAAAGGTGTTGATCGCCAGCGTGATCCCCAAGCACGTATTCCGTCAAATGTACCCAGGCGCCGACGATGGCGTGGGTTTCCAACCCCGTGCAACCGGTGACAGCAGCGCGGAATGGGTGACCAAAGAGGATATTCGCATCGCCGAATACTTCTACATCGACCGCGTGAAACACGACCTGGTGATGTTGTCCGACGGCACAAAGGAATGGGCCGATAAACTGCCGCCCAAAGCCGTGTTGGACGAAGCGGGCATTGTCGAGATTGACCGCCGCCCTTCGTACCGCAAAACGGTGAAGTGGTGCAAGATGACCGCCATGCAAATCCTGGAAGAAAAGGAATGGGCGGGCAAGTGGATTCCAATTGTTCCATGCTACGGCGCCCAGGTGACCATTGAAGGCAAGCGCAAAAAATACGGCCTGATTCGCAACGCGAAAGACCCGCAGCGAATGTTCAACTTTTGGCGCACCAGCCTGACCGAGAGCATTGCCCTGGCGCCAAAGGCCAAATGGTTGATGGCCGAAGGTCAGGACGAGGGCCACGAAAACGATTGGGCGCTGGCCAACATCAAGTCGATGCCGGTGTTGCGTTACAAGCAAACCGACATTGAAGGGCGCGTGGTTCCGCAGCCGCCGCAGCGTTTGCAAATTCAAGATTATCGACAAAGCCGTTAACGTGAATTGTTTCGGTCGTCCAACTCGTGCCGGTTGCGGCAAAACTCACGGTTTGCGCTCCTGCTGTATCGGTTGTAATCGTCGCAGTTAACGCCGTCGCGCATTTGTAAAAAAACGAAATGCGCGTCCATTGATTTGCTACCTCGTCAACGTCTATGCCCGGAAAAGGGGGATCGGCAATCGAAGTAAAAACAAACGTCGCTTTGCCGCCGTTGCCTAAATCCTCGACGTATTCGCCGCCCGATGCGCCTGCATCTATAACGACGGACGCACCACCTGACAAGGTTGCGTCTTCAGCCTCAAAGACTCCGCTGTTAACCTCGCCATTACTCAGAATCAAATCAACATCGGCCCACGTGCGAAGAAAATTAGTGACCTGACCGCGACAAATCAGAACGGCAAGCGATGTCGTGTAAACGTGCGTTCGCGTGGCCGGTGCTTGGGGTACGCCCTTGCCGCCGCCCGATGGAGTGTTAATGATGGTATGCGTAACGCCATTCGTTGATTGGCGTAGTAATGATCTGGGACAGCGAAACTTTCTTGAACGAGAATGCCCAAGGATACTGCTGAATTGTCGCGTCACGGATGTTTGGGTACAGCCGATCACAGATATTGGCGGCATCAGTACCTTCGGAAAAAGACGAGATTGGCTTTGCGCCTAGTATCAATAAGGCATCAGAACAAATCCGAATGGAGGTATCGCCAGCGGCCATTGTGAATCCTTAATGTAAGAAAGGGCTGACCTCCCAAATGAGAAGCCAGCCCCGGAACTACTTTGAACCGAGTTAGTCTGAGTCGGTTGCAGTGACAGTCAGACCATCAGTTACGTCTACCACTGTACCGGAGTTGGCGTTCACCCAGACGATAGACATCGCTGGAGTACCACCAGTGCTGGTGTGGCAGAAAATGATGTCGCCGACTTTGACCAACGATGCGATGCTATTGAAATAGCCCGCAGTGTTGACATCGCCGATTGCATCGGTGGTTGTGTATGTCCACATCTGTGGAGCATTGCCAGCTTTAGACTGAGCGCCAGCAGAATTAAGACCAGTTGAACTAAATGCCATGATTATTCTCCTTTAAGCGCCGTTTTCATCGCAGGTGATTTCCACGATGCCTTCAGCGTCGATAGCCACAGCACCAGCCGAGAACATCGAAGCAACCAGATACGAGGTTTTCTCAGCGATGTAGTCGATACGAGTGGTCAAACCCATACCTTCGGCCATACCAACTGCCTGCTTGTGGAACGCATAAACCTTACGGTCACCAGAAGACAATGGCAGACCACCCTCAGAACGGTCGCCAATGGTGATGAACTTGAAGCCCAGATAGGTATCAAGCTGACCAGCCACCAGAGCCTTGACAGTGTTGAAGTCCGAAGACTTAACTTCTGTCTCGTCCAGCAGGGATGCGAGGTTGTTTGCATGGATGACCACAAAACGATCCGTTGGAGGAACATTGTAAGCATCCAGTTGCTTCTTGGCAGACAACAGTTTGTCCAGATTCAGGTTGGTGTTTGCACCACCGACGCTGGAGGCAACTGTCAGCGAAGTGCTGGAGTTGGTCAGTGCGTCAATAATCATCTGATCTTGACGACGAGCGATAGACTTCGAGACGACTTGGACGAGTTCTTGACGCTCATCAAAGTTAATCTTAGCCTGATTAAAGATGTCCGAATATTCAGCAGCGATGTAGTCGCTCAGAGTTACGGTCACCTGTGAGTAAGAAACATTCAGAGGAGTTACATCAGTCTGCGGAACACGAACTGTTGCGACACCCTTGCCGATTTTGGGGAACTTGTGGGTTGCAGCCTCTACACCTGTGCGGAGCCGGACGGTGTTACGCAGGGCGCTTTCGCCTTGATAAGCCTGCTTAACTTCGGCATCGAACAGGGTAACAAAGGCATTAGATACTGAAATTGCCATTTTATTACCTCGTCAAAAAGTTGAAAAAACACTCTTTGCCTTGGTTATCCAGAATTACTGGGCCGCGACTTGCGTTTACGCCACGCCTTGCGAGGAGATTCACTCCTATAAAGGGCCGCGAAGGTTGTCCTTGAAGCAAGCTTATACACTATCTTTTTGATATGTGCAATAAAAAACCCCCGGACCAGCCGGGGGAAACTCCGTGGAGGAGTGGAGACTTCTATTGAGACGGAAATGCTTGTTGGAACAACTTTTCCACTTTCCTGCGGTAGGCTGGGTCGGTCTTATATTCCGGTTTACCTACCATCTCATACAGTTCATCTTTACTTGGCAAGCCCTGCATTGGTACGGATTCAGTAGGAATGCGACCTTCATAGGTTTCCCTGAGTTTTGTCAGCGCTCGGATGCCATTAGCTGTGCCACCCCAGTTCTTGAACTCCTCAAAGTCATCGGCTCCCCAGATACCCTTTTGCACCAGACCCCTAGCCCATTGGACATGGCCTTTGATAATCTGTTCTGCATTCGGACCCAAGGCAGCACGTTCCTTCTCTGCTGACTGCTGGGATATCTGTGTCTGCGCTCCCATGATCTCAGAGAATTGACCTGCCATTTCGTCAAATGCTTCCTGACTTAGGCCATACTTTGCCGCCCAACCGACATATGCAGTTGCCAGTGGGTCGCCAGAGATGTCTTCACCAAGGGCAGACGTATCGTATTTCCCACCTTCCGGTGGCTTGTGCTTTCCAGAACGAAATTTCTTCTCAAGTTCTGTATATGATTTGGCAATTTCTTCGAGCAAAGGTTCATTGCCATCTTTGTTCCAGAACTTCTCAGGCCAATAATCAGGACGTTCTAATGGGTCATCATCTGCCGCCGCTGCTTGATTAGCTGGTTGTTCCAGATGTGGGATTTCTGCACCAGCATCGGAGGTTGTCTCCTCAGATGGCAAGTCAGCAGACTCTCCATCTAGAAGGCCACCGGATTCTGTGGTGTCTGTCATTGGATTGCTCTCCTTATACGCGCTTCAAGATCGCGGATAACGGCGTTCTGGCCTTCACGCCAATAGCCATAACTGTTATCCGCACCGGGTTGCCAAGATGGATTCTCAAGATAAACCTCTCGCATCCATTTCAGCAATTTCTGACCGTCTTCCGTACTAAATACACGCTTTGCAAGACGATCTAATTCTTCTCTTTTAGTTGTGACTTCCTTAACATCTGCCGTAGGAATCGCGTCAATATCGTCCCAGCCTGCCATCCATCCTCCTCACTTAGTTGGTAATTCCATCACCTCATCTGGTAAAGCAAATGGTGATTTATTTTGTTTTAACCTGCCTGATGCGTAGTCAACTGCTTTATTGATAATTGATGGCGGAATATTCTTCATAAAATCAGGAGAATCAATTTTTGATTTTCTAAGATATTCCAATTCTTGACGGCTTAATGTGGGGACAATCAACGGGATCAATGTCTCTTTGTTGTTTAACCCAACACCAATGGATATCTCGGTCATGACCTTACCATCAGGTCGCTTAATCTCACCGAAGTATCCTTTTCCTTTCGGTGTGCCATCAGGACGTTTGCCGTAATCCATTATTGCATTCCTTCACCAATAACTTGCTCAACCGCCTGTGTAGTGCCAGACGGGGCTGCGCCTTGTTGTTCTGCCATAGCAGCAGCGATCTGCGCTTGCTGTGCCATCGCTTGCTGACGCTCAATCGGGCTAGTTCTTAATGTGGCAGGCACACCCAGCTTGTCACCGATGTAATCTACTGTCTCAGCGGTGTTCAATGCCAACTGTCCTTCAGGTCCAAACGCATCAGCAATCTGTTTAAACTGCATAATGTTCTGGATTTCTTCTATGTTCTGCGCCATTGCCAGCGGAGCCACAGGAGCAACCTTGACCTGCATACCGTCAACCTTCAACGGCATGACAATCAATCCCTTCTCGTCCATAACTTCCAGAATCTTGGACACCAACGGGATCATCGTC